TGACCTCAGCAACAACGTCAATGGTCTGAATACTACCGTGTCTGGTCTCAGTGGCACCGTAACGCAGAACACCAAAGACATTGGCACGCTGACCAACAGCCTGAATCAACAGAACACCAATCTGACCAACGCAATCTCAGCGGGCGATAAGCTGTTAAACGACAAGCTGACCTCAGCAACAAACACGCTGGGTACGCAAATCAAACAGACCAACGACCTGGCTGTGCAGGGCAACGCAACTGCTAACAACGCCCTGACCACTGTGTACGATCTGATTCCTCAAGTGCTGAACAACGGCAAAGCAATCGCCGACGTGAAAACTGATCTGGCTACTGCGGTTGAACAGGGCAAGCAAGTTGCTACCGGCCTGAACAACAAAATTGACGGCGTTGATTCGAAAGTCGATTCACTGGCGCAGCAGGGACAAGCTGCATACACTGACCTGAACGGTAAAGTCAGCGCAGTAGATGATCGTGTGACTGACCTGGCTAACACAGGCAAAGCAGTTGCTGGTCAACTCGACGCTAAGATTGACGGCGTTTCAACTCAGACCAACGGACGCATCGACAGTCTGGTTGAGCAAGCGAATCAGTTTGCTTCTGATACCAACGCGGCAATCGGCAAAGTCGATAACAAAGCTGACCTGGGTATTGCGCTGGGTGCAACTGCTAACGCGAAAGCTGATCTGGTAGGCGCGGGCTTGATTGCTAACACTGCGTGGGATATCAAACAGCAAAAAGAAATCGACGCCAACACCAAAGGTCTGGCAGCGAACAACGCACTGGATGTCAAGCAGCAAACGCAGATTGACTCTCAGGGTAAAGCAATCGGCGGTCTGCAATCCGGCCTCGCTGCTAACACTGCCGTTGACGCGAAACAGCAACATCAGATCGACTGGCTGAAATCTGATTCGGCTGCAAACAAAGCAACCGATGCCAAGCAGCAAACGCAGATTGATGCCAATACAAAGACCGGTGCGCAGAACGGTAAAGCAATCGGTGATCTGCAATCTGGTCTGGCTGTGACCGATGACCGCTCCATCAAAAACTCCGACCGCATCAGTGACCTCGTATCCGTCACTGATAAAGACCGCACTGACATTAACACCCGTGTTGATGGCGTGTCCTCTCAGGTCAATGCTAACGGTGAGCGCATCAGTGATCTGGTGGCTGTAACTGATAAAGACCGCACCGATATCAATACCCGTGTTGACGGTGTAAGTGGTCAAGTCAACAAAAACTCTGATCGCATTACTGACCTGGTTAGCGTGACTGATAAAGACCGCACCGATATCAATACCCGTGTCGATGGCGTGAGCACTCAGGTTAACAAAAACACCAACGACATTAAAAACGTCAGCAACGTTGCCAACGATGCATATAACAATGCATACAACGCGCAGCAAACTGCCAACGCTGGTGTAGCAATCGGGCAGGACGCCAAGAACACTGCAATCAATGCGCAGAACACCGCCAACGTTGCAGTGGGTATCGGCCAGAAGAACAGCAACGACATTGTTAATCTGGACAGCCGCGTGACTACCAACACTGGCGCGATTCAGAAAAACAGCAACGACATTGTTAATCTGGATAATCGCACAACGCAGAACACGTCTGACATTCAGACAACGCGCAACGATCTGGTCAACACTAACAACGTGCTTACCCAGAATGTTAAGCAAACGCAGTCCAACACCAATCGCATCACGGTGAATGAAGGCAACATCGCCAACAACACCAAGCAGATCAATGTTAACACCACTAACATTGCGAACCACGACGTGCGCATCACCAACAACGAAACCAACATTGCAAACAACACCACTGAGATCAAAAAGACTCAGACCGTTGTGAACAATCAGGGCAAGGTGTTGCAGAACCATGAGACGCGCATCACCAACAACGAAACCAACATCAACAACTTGGCTGGTGACTACTACCAGTTCCAAGATACCTACAACTACAACAACCAGGTTATTAACCAGAACATTCAGAGCTACTCCAACCAAGCTGTGCAGAAGTCTAAAGCATACACCGACGAGCAAGTTGGCAACCTGCGTAATGACTGGCAGCGTGGTCGTAGCGAAGACCAGAACGAGTACCGTTCAGGTATCGCGGGTGTAGCAGCAATGTCTAACATCCCGAACGTCCCAGGTACTAAGTGGAACATGGGTGCAGGTCTGGGCCAGTTCCATGATAAAACAGCGCTGGCAGTTGGTGGTCACCTGAACATCAGCCAGAATGTCTCTGTTAAAGCAAGCGTGGGCTTTGCAAACAACAGTGATGCCGTCGCAGGTATCGGCATGAGCATCGGTAACTAAGTAAAAACCATTGGGTGTCTTCGGACACCCTTTGTCAATTCTGGAGACTCGTCATGGGTTACCAAACGTGTGCTGATTGCGGCTGCCGTATTCGCAGTGGCTATTGCACTAACTGTCAGGAAGAGGCTTACATCATGGACGTTCAGAATGTGGAGCCTGATTTAGATTTCAGTCCGGAATTCACGCAAGCCGCCTCAGAGCAGCGTGCTCAGGGCAACAAAGCAGAAAGGAAAACACGATGAGTTATGGTATCATCAAAGCACTTAAAGCAGTTGGCGAAGACGTTGACAGCCAGTTCAACGCCAGCCCATTCCATGCCACAGACATTCGTTTGACTTGGGCACAGCAGGCAACAAATGACGATTTCATTGATGAGTTCACTCGCATTGATTTCCGTGTGTTCACCAAGCAAACTCATCCCAGCGAACTCCAGCACAAAAAGATGGAAGACTACACGCTGGGCTTCGAGTTTCGTTGGGATGCCAGTGCTGAATCTCCTGACGCCTATGTTCGTTTTGGGCTGTATTCTGTTTCAGGCCTGGAAGCAACTATCCTGCCGTGGTTCACGTATGAAGAATTTGTCGATCACTCCGCTTTTGGTTTATGTAACAGGCTGGTAGGACAAGTTTCTCACGCACCTAGGTTTCAGGCGCATTTAAAAGAGTATACCGATGCCGCCGTTGATTCAGGATGGATTGCAGATGTTCTAAGTGCATTTGCCGATCAGCGTACCATGATCAAGTCATGCCTGTAGCCTACGAGGCTGTTGTCGAACTTGTGGAAGAAGACGGCAGCTATGACCTACCCGAACTTCCACTCAAATACTCTGCGTTTGTCCGTGACGTTTGGACAAACAAACGCATTGAAGTAAAGACACGCGGAGTTACCAAACTGCCTGAGGGCAAAATTCGTTGGTCAAGGTCCCAAGAACTTGTTGAATGGTTCGACGTTGACTCTTCTCGCTACACGTTATTTATTGTAAGTCCGTATGACGGTCCAGCAGAGGTTGTTGAAGATGATCGAGAAGCATAATGTACGCACGGCTGTTGTAAAATTCCGTAATGAAGAATACCGCATGTTCTTCTTGGGCTACACAGCATACATCGATGTGCGCAAGTTTTGGGAAGAGCAAGTTGGCGCACGTACTGACCTGTTCGTTCCGCCAGAAGGTCGCATGGCAATCCATATAGAAAACGGTATGGAAGAACTGACTCTTGCTACACTTGAAGATCTCAAGCAAGCTATCCACGGTCTGCGTAACCACACCACTTGGTGGGACTACGTGTCCGAAGAAAAGTTCGAACGCCTGTGCATGTTTGCTCAAGTGTTGAGTGAGGTAGAAGCGAATGGTGAATGGACCAAGCTGCACCTCAACGATGAAACGTTTGTCTGGTACGAATAAACAACCTCCTATAAGGACTATCGAATGAATATCTATCTTGGAAATGTGGACGCACGGGCGCAGCTTGCTAATGCCCTGCCTATTGTTTTAATCGATGGCAAAAAACTTTCAAGCAGCCTCGTGCCTATCTCTCATGTAATGCAGTGGCAGGCAGGCACTATTCAGCTTCAACTGATCAATGGCCAAGACGCGCCAAACCGTAACGGCATCTATCTGTGTACTGACCTGCACGGCAATGTTCGCTATGGTCTGGTGACTGCTACCGCTGCTAATTGCTATCGCTTCCAAGAGCACTACGCTAACGGCGGCAGTACAATGTGGTTCGACAAGGCAAGCGCGGATGATGGTGTTCTCTCCGAAGATGAACTTGATATGAATGAACTGTCTAACTGGATGCTGTTGCTGCCCACGGACAGTGTGAACCGCAGCGACAAGACAAAGTTCCCAGAGAGCTACAAGCCCTCTGATGAGGCGACAC